CACCGTGAAGAAGTGGTCATCAAAAGGACCAGTTTGGTCTCACGACCTTACTAGTGCTACTGATAGAATTCCAAAAGAAATCATGATTGATATTATAAAATTCCTTGATGGACCAATGGGTATTCAACTAGAATTACTTTTAGATGAATTAACCTTTTGGACTCCAGAGGGAATTTTAAGATATGAAACAGGACAACCGATGGGACTTTATGGTTCTTGGGCTCTTTTAAATATATGGCATCATTTTATGTTTCAATACTGTGGTTACAAAACCGGAACTCGTAACATTACTAATCGTTACGTTGTTCTTGTGATGATTCCGCATGTTGTAATCATAAAATGTCTGCAATGTATGAAAACTTGATCACGAACTTAGATATCCCTATCTCAGCTCAGAAATCTTTAATCCCAGACCAATAGAACCCGAATAGTAAATTAGGCTATGCAGCCGAATTTGCTAAACGAATTTATTTGGACGGAAAAGAAATCACTGGGTTGGCCCCTGGACTATCCGTTGCCACATTTGGCAATCGGGGAAATCTAGAGAATTACCCTACATTGTTGACTCAATTGATATCAAAGGATTATATCAAAGAATATGCTAGACTGGAACCAGACGATATACTTAACCGACCCCTCGACTTGATACAACTTAATGTATCGAAACGAAGGAAGTTGAATATATTAATGATATTACGAATTTGGGATATTCTCACTGCTACAGATGTAGTTAAGTTTGAAATTCCTGGAATTGAAGATAGAGATGAGTTATTAGATTTAGTGACTCAAGCTCGATGTTCAAATCTTCGTAATACCTTCGGAACCAAATGGGCTGGTATTACAACCAGTGTCCAATGGTTACTGGAGGAGGTAGTCAACCTCAATCCGGAAGATTCGGAACTCTACTATTACAATATTGTGATAGATAGCAGACGAGTCCAACTGGATAAGTTGTTCTGCGAATTGTCGAGTAAAATCTACATGCCCGTGGACGATGCAGAGGATATGCAATTGTTCCTTAATGGAATCGAATATGCACCTTTCATGGACTATGTTTCTTTGACTCAGGGGAAACCCAAGTGTTTAAAGAAATATCGTCTAAGAAATATGTACATAAAGTTACTCGCAAACACCGTGGATGGGATCCTCAACAATAAATTTGAAGATTAACCAGGGTGCGCAAGCATTCCGGGCGGTTACCATAATTGATAACCGTGTTACGGCTTCGCCTCTTCGGAGGTTCGGCCG